AGTTATACCTAGATTAAAACAATACGATCTAGGTGACTACAACAGTTCTACGCCAATAATTTTTGTAGAAGCAGAAGATCCAGATGATGCGTGCTATGTAGCAACTCATAAATTAGCGTCTAGAATACTTATAAAAGACCACTCTATAGAAACACTTAATTTTATAAAAGATATAATGCACGATATAAGAATTATAAAAATAGAAATACCATCATGAAGAGAGACTTTGACGATCCGATATACAAAAAGTGGAGAATAGACGTATACAAGCGAGATAAGTTTACATGTCAGATGCCGGGGTGTAGACATAAAAAAAACCTAAATGCTCATCACATACAAAAGTGGGCTAGTGCATCTATGTTGAGATACGATGTTGATAATGGCATAACGCTGTGTAGAGGGTGTCACGGAAGAGTTACTGGACACGAACAGCATTATCAAAGACTATTTCAAGATATAGTGAGAAAAAATAATGGATAAGTATAAGACCGCTCCTAGTTACACAGTAGTAAGAGATACTAGAGAGCAACAGGGATATTTCTTCAAGAAGTTCAACACATGCAATGGCACCGTACAGAGAAAGCTAGATACAGGCGACTATTCTATACTTGGGATGGAAGATAAGGTCTGCATAGAAAGGAAAGCAAGCGTATCAGAGATTGCTCTTAACTTAGGGAAAGGTAAATATGCTTTTTACAACGAAGTAGAAAGAATGAGAGACTATGAACATAAATTTATTGTCTGCGAGTTTTCTATGGAGGATGTTATGATGTTTCCGGAAGGAGCTAACATACCAAAAGAATTAAAGAATAAAGTCAAGATAACAGGAAAGTATATACTCAGATGCTTAATGGAGTTTTCCGTCTTTAATGATGTCCATGTAATATTTGCTGGTAGCGAAAGAGGCGCATTTGATTTAATAAGTAGCCTACTAAAAAGAATCAATGAAAAATACACTATAGGGCGAAAATCATGACCATGAACAGAGATGTAATATCTGAGATACATTCTTATGGAATTGATGTAAAAAATAGGGAGATATACGTAAATGAATTTGACGACTCAGGAGAAAGTGCTGGTGTAGAACACCGAATGTTACAAAACTTCTATAAAAATATAAACTTTTTAAAAAACCAAAGTAAAGAACCTATAACAATCTATCTACAAACAGTAGGTGGTTGCTGGTATGCTGGCATGGGAATTTATGACGCCATCAATAATTGTAAATGCAAAACCACAATGATTGGATACTCACAATTATGCTCTATGGGTTCTATCATAATACAGTCGGCAAACAGGAGGTTACTGACTCCTAATGCTGTATTTATGTGTCATTATGGTTCTAGTGACTTAACAGGAGATTACCTTAGCGCTCAGAACTATTCAATAGTAGACAAGAAAAACGCAGAAACTATGGTTTCTATATACGCAGAGAAGTGCCATAAATACGGAGACTATTTCAAAGAAAGAGAATACAACTTATCTAAGACAAAATCATTTATAAAAAGGAAGATGAAAGACGGAGACTGGTATATGAGCGCAGAAGAGGCAGTATACTATGGGTTCGTAGACGGAATATACAAATGAATAAAAAATTAAAACAAATAGACGAAGCGTGGCTAAGTCTAGATATAGACGATAAAGACCTATTTAACCCAATGTCTATATTAAATAGTTCAGAAGATGACTATCACCTGAAATTATCTTGGTTGATGACGAGACCAGAGTATTTTTCTTTTTTATGTAAACATATATTTAATATACAGATTCTACCATCACAAGCTTTAATATTACATGAACTATGGAATAGAAAATTTCCAATGCTCATAGCGAGTCGTGGGTTTGGCAAGTCTTTCATGCTGTCGTTATATTCTATGTTAAGAGCTTTGCTATTGCCAAATAGAAAGGTTGTCGTAGTAGGTGCTGCATTTAGACAATCTAAAGTTCTATTTGAGTACATGGAGACAATATGGAATAATTCACCAATATTAAGGGATATATGCGATTCCAACTCTGGTCCTAGACGAGATGTGGATCGTTGCGTTATGCGTATTAACGATAGTAGGGTTACTTGTCTACCACTTGGTGATGGACAAAAGATTAGGGGTCAGCGCGCTAACGATATTATCTCCGACGAGTTTGCTTCTATTCCTCGCGATATCTTCGAGACTGTTGTGGCTGGCTTTGCTGCTGTATCGTCTGATCCTATTGAGAATGTTAAACGGTTAGCGTCAGAGAAAAAAGCAAGAGAACTTGGCGTAAAAATAAAAAACAAAGACGAACAAAAATTAGAAAATAAAGACAACCAAATCATACTAAGTGGTACTGCTTACTATGACTTTAATCATTTCGCCACTTACTGGAAGAGGTGGAAGTCTATAATTAAGAGTCAAGGAGACCAAGTAAAACTTAGAGAAGTATTTGGTGGAGATGATGCTCCAGAAAATTTTGACTGGACCGAATACTCCATAATGAGGATACCTTATGAATTATTGCCAGAAGGTTTTATGGATGCAGCACAGGTTGCTAGATCCAAAGCAACTGTACACGCTGGTATTTATCAGATGGAGTTTGGAGCAGTATTCACTAGAGACTCGGAGGGTTTCTTTAAAAGGTCTCTCATAGAGTCATGCGTTGTTAATGACAAAGAACCAACAAAAGACTCTAAGGGTAATGAAATTATATTTGAGGCAAGGTTAATGGGAGACACAAATAAAAAATATATTTTTGGTGTTGACCCCGCATCTGAAGTTGATAATTTTTCTATTATTGTACTTGAAGTTAATGAGGATCATAGGCGTATTGTTCATTGCTGGACAACTACAAGATCAGAACATAAAGAAAAGGTTAAGAAGGGGTACTCCACTGAGACGGATTTTTACGCATATTGCGCTAGAAAGATTAGAGATTTAATGAAATTATTCCCATGTATACATATCGCTATGGATGCTCAGGGTGGTGGTATTGCGGTTATGGAGTCTTTACATGATAAAGACAAACTACAACCCGGAGAAATAGAAATATGGCCAGTAATAGACGAAGACAAACCTAAAGACACAGACGATCAGAGAGGATTGCACATCTTAGAAATGTGCCAATTTGCAAAATACGACTGGTTGGCAGAGGCGAATCACGGACTTAGAAAAGATTTAGAAGATAAAGTTCTTCTGTTTCCAAGGTTTGATTCGGTTACCGTTGGCATATCAAATGTTGAAGATGGCATGAAGGGTAGAATGTACGACACTCTAGAAGAATGTGTGATGGATATCGAAGAACTAAAAGATGAATTATCTATGATCCAGATGACACAAACATCGAGCGGAAGAGACAGGTGGGACACCCCAGAGGTTGTTGTCGCCGCTGGAAAGAAATCCAAGATGAGAAAAGATAGATACTCAGCATTAATCATGGCAAATATGTCAGCGAGAGTCCTCGCGAGAATACCATCACAAGAAGAATATCAGTTTTTCGGAGGTTTTGCTTCAACCCTTCCGAGAGACTCAAAACAAAAAGACTCCTCTATGTATAGTGGTCCGAATTGGTTTACGGATAATATGAAAGATATTTATTAAATTGTGTATAATAGAATACCAATCCAATTGTAATCCGATTACCACCGAAGGACCAATATGAACAGAGAAAAATCTCTCATTACTTGGAACGACTCTGACGCTTCAAGTAGAGCAAATGCGTTTCAACAATTTTCCGAAGCCGGAGATAGTTACGCGGGCGTAACGAAAGCAAGTCACTATAGAGATTTTAAAGACATTGAACCAAATAGAAGCGTTCGCCCCGGTTTTAGAACATCTGATTACTATGCTTTCCGCCCAGAGGAGAGAGTACCTTATAGGCAAAAACGTGCAATAAAAATGTGCATGGACGCATATGAGAAGGTCGGTATAATCAGAAATGTTATTGATTTAATGGGTGACTTTGGTTGTCAGGGGATCAATATTGTTCATGAGAACAGGAGTGTAGAGAAATTCTACCAACAATGGTTCAAAAAAGTTAACGGTAAAGAGAGGTCTGAGAGGTTCCTTAATCTTTTATATAGAGCTGGTCAAGTTCCCGTATATCGTAGTTACGCTAATATAACCCCAGAGGTAACTAAGTACGTTAAATCTATGGGTCAAGATATTGTGGTAGAAGTCCCCCAATTTGAGAAAAATCAAATTCCTTGGAGATATAATTTCTTTAATCCAATCTCTCTTGAGATAAAAGATAGTAATATTAACCTATTTTTAGGCACTAGAAAGTTTGAACTATCCCCTACAAGTTTCTTGGATAACTTTAAAGATGGCGCTATTCCAGCACATCTTCTAGACACTCTTCCTCCAGAGGTTAAGAAAAGAATTAAAGATGGCGACAAGAAAATAGAACTTGATCCAGAAAGACTGTCTATTTTTTACTACAAGAAGGATGATTGGTCTAACTGGGCAAACCCTCTTATCTATGCTATCCTTGATGACGTTATCATGCTTGAAAAGATGAGACTTGCTGACTTATCTGCTTTGGATGGTGCTATTTCTAATATTAGATTGTGGACTCTTGGTAATTTAGATCATAAAATTCTACCAAATAAAGCAGCGATTAATAAACTTAGAGATATATTGTCTAGCAATGTTGGTGGCGGAACTATGGAGTTAGTTTGGGGACCAGAACTATCTTACACTGAGTCAAACAGTCAGGTTTACAAGTTCTTAGGTTCAGAAAAATACAACTCGGTTCTAAGTAGTATATATGCTGGATTAGGTGTTCCTCCAACTCTGACAGGTCAATCTGGAAATGGTGGTGGATTTACAAATAACTTTATTTCTTTAAAAACACTTGTAGAAAGATTACAATATGGTAGAGATCAACTAACTGCCTTCTGGGAGAAGGAATGTGAAATTGTTAGAAAGGCGATGGGATTCAGGAAATCTCCTCATATCATGTACGACCAGATGAGCTTATCTGACGAGGCGTCTGAGAAGAACCTACTTATCCAATTGGCAGATAGAGATATTATTTCACATGAGACAGTTCTGGAAAGGTTTAAAGAGGTTCCTTCTGTTGAAAAAATGAGACTAAAGAGAGAGGATAAAGACAGAAGCAAAGAGAATATGCCAGAGAAAGCAAGTCCTTTCCACAATCCCAATAAGCAATTTGAAATGGAAAAAATGGAAAAGCAGGGGCAGATCAATGAAAAGGTTGCTGAAAAGAAAGAAAAACAAAAACCTGTCAACCCAAATGGCAGACCTGCAAATAAATTAGATGAAGGACCAAGAAAAAAGAGAACTGAGACCCCTAAATCTAAACCGGGCGTTGCTGAATTTATTGTTTGGGCAAACAAATCATTTGATAAAATTTCAGATATCACTAATGAAGCATACTTATCTATAAAAAATAAGAAAAATATGAGATCATTAAACAAGATTCAGGCAAAGGAACTTGAGGAGTTAAAACTTCATGTATTATCTAACCTTGCACCAATGTCCGAAATTGACGTAGAATCTATACAAAAAGTTATTGGTTCCACTAAAAAAATGCCAGAAAAACTTCAAGCATCTCTAAATAGTTCTAATATCAATCTTGATAGTATGAATATCGAAAACTTTAGAAGACACTCAATTTCTTGCTACATAGAGTGGTTTTTAGGCAGTTAATTACCAGTTTTAATAAAAAAATTATTTTTTTGTGTATACTAAATGTAGAGGTGATACATGAGCATAAAAATATACCAAAACGAAATAAACGACAGTATTGGCGAACTTGTTAAGAGTACCGCCAGTGTTGCGTATTGCTCTGAGGCAAAAATTCAGAAAGAAATTCCTGAAGAAATAGTCGCAAAAGCAATCGCTGAAAACAAAGATCAAATAGATCTCTATTATTTAGAGTCTGTTTTAGTTTCATGTGGTTGGAATAAAAACGATGACGTGTTCATGCCAGAGCCAACTTGGGCAGCAAGAAACACACCGGAAGATAAACAGTTCAATTTTATGCACAATGAGAATGATATTATTGGGCATATTACCGGCAGTTATGTACTAACAAAAGATGGAAAGGCAGTTTCCAATGACTCAGAAATGCCTGAAGATTTTGATATTATTACTCAAGCTGTCCTTTATAATAGTTGGACTGGTGAAGAAAACCGTGAAAGAATGGAGAAGATAATCTCTGAAATAGAGGAAGGCAAATGGTACGTTTCTATGGAATGTCTGTTTGCCGGATTTGATTACGCTCTATCGAACGATGATGGCGCTAAGAAGGTATTAGCGAGAGATGAGGAGTCATCATTCCTCACTAAACATCTTAGAGCATACGGAGGAACAGGAGAGTACCAAGGATATAAAATAGGTAGAGCTTTGAGAAACATTTCTTTTTCTGGCAAGGGTCTAGTATCTAAACCTGCTAATCCGAGAAGTGTAATTCTTAAAAGTGTAGCATTTAATTTAGATGACAATTCTGATTTTAATATAGGAGAATTTAATATGTCAGATAACTTGCTAGAAAAGCAGCTTGAAGACGCTCGTGCCGAACTCGCTGCTGCAAAAGCTGAAAATGATGCGATTAAAGCTCAAATCGAAGAAGCAAAAGACAAAGAGTTTGCTTCTAAGGTAGAGGCTTTTGAATCAGACATCGAAACCAAAAACAGCACAATTGCTGAACTAGAAGAGAGCATTAAGAGTACACAAGCTCGCGTTGCCGAACTTGAGGACGCTCTTGCTAAATCACAAGAAGATCTTGCATCTGCTAATGAGCATATGGAAGAAATGAAAAAGAAAGAGAAAATGGAAAAGCGTAAAGCTGCTCTTGTAGAAGCAGGTTTTGAAGCAGACGACGTAGACGCTGCTCTAGCTGCATTTGACGGACTTGCTGACGAAGCATTTGACTTTGTTGTTGCTATGTATGGTAAAAAACCAAAGGCTGATAAACACGGCGACATGAAGAAAAAAGAAAAAGAAGCAGAAGCTGGTATGCCTCCTGCACTAAAGGAAGCAATTGAAAAGAAAAAAGAAAAAGACGCTAAAGCTGATGAAGAAGAAGCAGAAGCGGAAGTTACCCCAGAATTGCTTGAAAATGTAGAAACTTCTGAGGCAACTCTTGTAGATGCAACTCCAGATGTTGACGAAGTAGAGTCAACTAGAGCAAGCATTTCAGATTGGCTTTCCAATAACGTACTCTCAACTAAATAATTTAAATAGGAGATTAAACTATGGCTCTCAAAGCAGATAGATATGAAGAATCAACAGATATCAGTTTCTTCTATAATGAAGGAACTGCTACCCGTGGCGGCGTTGTTGTTCTAGATGCTGCAAATGCTTCTGGCGCAGCGATGGACCAAGGTGAAAACAAGGTAAAGTATGCAGCAGCAGCGAACACTAGCGTTCCAGTTGGTGTTTTGCTTAACGACGTTGTTAACAAAGACCTCACTAGAACTCATCTTAATCAATATAAAGATGAAGTCCAAAAAGGCGGCAAAGTTACTGTCCTAACTCGTGGTTGGGTTCTTACCAGTAACATTACTGGAACTCCAAGTGCTGGAGACGTAGCTTATCTTGATGAAATCACAGCAGGTAATGTTGGAAATGCATCAGATCTAGGTTACAGTTCCGGTGTTATGGCAGTTGGTCGTTTTATGTCAGCAAAAGATGCTGATGGATACGCAAAACTTTACGTCAACCTTCCAAACCTTGGTTAATAAATAAATAGGAGATATAATAATGTCATATACAGAAAGACCAAGCGAAGAATTTATTTCACTACTTCGCAAGTGTGGTGACTCCGATATGGAAGTCGCACTAGCAGCTCAAAGAGAATTTGCCAAGGCATTGGAACTTCCTCTTCGTAAGGGTGTTTTGATTGGTAACATTCTTGGTAATATCTTCGAGACCATCAATGTAGAACCGGGCGGAAGTACAGAATATCCTTTGGATCTTCTTTCACCGGGACTTGAGGGTGAGCATGTTGCTTACACTAATCCGGGTCACGGTCGCGTTCCTGAACGTGCGGTCGAAAGCGATTACGTGACAATCCCAACCTACTCAATCGCTAGTTCGATTGATTTCTTGCTTCGCTATGCTCGTGAAGCACGCTGGGATATCACCGCTCGCGCTATGCAAGTTTTGGAAGCTGGTTTCGTCAAGAAAATGAACGATGACGGATGGCACACCATTCTTGCTGCTGGTGTTGACCGCAACATTTTGGTTTACGATGGTGACGCAACTGCTGGCATGTTCTCCAAGAGACTTGTCAGTTTGATGCAAACCGTTATGCGTCGTAACGCTGGTGGTAATACCGGAAGTGGTGATCGTGGTCGTTTGACCGACCTTTACGTTTCACCAGAAGCGCTTGAAGATGTTCGCAACTGGGGATTTGATCAAGTTTCTGATGCTATTAGAACTCAGATCTACAATTCTGGTGCAGATGGAGCTCCTATCACCAACATCTTTGGTGTAAGCCTTCATGACCTCGACGAACTCGGAGAAGGTCAAGAATATCAATCCTTCTTCGAGGATGGTCTTGGTGGTGCAGTTCAAGGTAGCGATGCAGAACTTGTAATCGGTCTTGATCAAGGTGCTAACGACAGCTTCGTAATGCCAATGAAGCAGCAAGTTTCTATCCACGAAGATCCAACCCTCCATCGTCAACAGAGAGTTGGTTGGTACGGATTTGCTGAACTTGGATTTGGCGTTCTCGATAACCGTAGAGTTATCCTCGGAAGTTTCTAATTTTAAATTAGACTATAGATATTCAATAGAAAGGCAGTCCAATTGGATTGCCTTTCTTTTTTATAGATATCTGAATTAATGTGTATAATATGTTGTACGTGCGTATCTAGGACTTTGTTTTAGGAGTAAAATATGTCAGCATTATCAGATTATGTAGAATCTGGTTTATTGGACCACATCTTTCGCGGCGGTTCTTTCGCGAAACCCTCTTACCTAGCAATTGCTTTGTGTAGTGGCGTTCCCTTGGATAGTCAGTCTGGTGCCAATATGCCAGAACTACCCGAATTTTACAGTGATGGTACAACAAAAACCGGTTATCAAAGAATACCAATTGGACCGCCAGCAGAATCTGGCGATTCTTTTTGGAAATATTACCAAGAGGATCACGATGCGGGTAGCGGTGTTATTAAAAACTGCGATAAGATAATTTGGAATACCGCAACAAAAGATCCGGGCAATACAGATTATGGCTGGGGTTGGGTTTCTGGAATTGCTATTATGGACGACCACAGAATAGGTTCTGGAAATATAATAATGAGAGCTCAATTAGACAATGAAAGGATAGTTTATGCTGGCGATACATTAATGTTCGATGCAGAAAAACTTCTTGTTAGCTTTAAATAAGGTCCAAAATGACTATTAGATCCAGAGACGAGTTTCAAGAACTATTAAACTCAAAACTGCCAAACAACTCTAGTAAGCAAATAACGCCAGAAGATCTGAGATTAGTTTTCTCTGATCTTGCTGACTCTGTTGGAAATTTACAAGGTGAGACTAATATTGTTTCGCTTAATTTTGCGACACCGGATACTAGATCAACTCTAGCGGGAGATACCGCTTTAGAACAACTCAGTTTGGCCAATAGGTCTACCGAGGATAGTTCTGCATTTGGTTACGGATCTCTTAGGTTTATTTACACGGGTGTTAGAAACACTGCGGTAGGTTCTAAAAGTCTTTCTTTTCTTTCTCTTGGTAATGATAATACTGCTATAGGTGTCGATACTTTATGCGCTGTAACTGCTGGTTCTGGAAACCTTGGTTTAGGTAACTACGCACTACAAAAGAACAAAAGAGGTAATTTTAATATTGCTGTTGGTTATGGCGCTGGTCACTATATAGATGATAATTCTAATTTTAAATTTTATCTAGGTTCTTTTCCCGAAGCTTCCGGTGACTGTGACACAACACACGAAGATGGTAAACCTCCACTACTTTATGGTGATTTACAAAAGAACCAACTTGGTGTTGGCGTAAGATCTTTTCATAACGATTCTACTGCCCTTCAGGTTTCCGGGAATGTACTACCTCACGAAAGCGGCGGTGTATTTAGTCTTGGTAGCGGTGAATATAGA